TCACTTTTGGAAGTCCTTGCCAAGATTTCTCATTGGCAGGAAACCGAAAGGGGATGGAAGGACAAAGAAGTTCTCTTGTCCTCGAAGCAATCCGTCTTATTAGCGAATGCCGACCAAGTGTATTTGTGTGGGAAAATGTTAAAGGGACATTCTCCTCAAATGATGGCGCAGACTTTTGGGCGATTATCCAAGCCTTTACCAACATTGGGGGTTATAGACTTGAATGGCAACTGCTTAATACAAGTTGGTTTCTACCCCAAAATAGAGAGCGCATATACCTTGTCGGATATTCTACAACCACAAGTGGGCGAGGAGTATTTCCTATCGGAGAAGAGACTGGAAAGTTTAGTCAGATTAAACAAACCGCAAGCCTCACAGGAGGCCAGCTCGGAAGAGTTTTAGACCCTCAAGGCATTGGTTATGCGCTATCGGCTTGTGACTATAAATGCCCAATGAAGGTTGAGATAAAACAAATCGGAACTAAACTTGATTCTAATGGTGGCACTCAACCCTATCAGCAAGACCGAGTGTACGATGCTGATGGTATTGTGCCTGCTCTTAATCAAGGAAAGAGTGATTTGATTGTTGCTATGCGCGGAAGATATAATGAAGACGGAAGTACAAGTCAACGACTTGAATTAAATACTTCTGGTAAATCAAATACACTTACCGCAGTCCAAAAGGATAATATGCTTATTCAAGTAAAATCAGCCACAAGTTCGGGTTACGAAGAAGCAACAATCGGTGATACCATTAATCTTGCTCAACCCAATAGCGAAACTCGCAGGGGTCGTGTGGGCAAACAAAAAGCCCAAACACTTGAAACGAGTTGCAATCAAGCCGTAGTTCATCCTAATTATTCAAGCAAAGCTCTAAACGAAACGATAGAGAACAGTGACTTGGTAGAAGGTGAACCACAAGCACTTGACTTGTACAATCGTGTAGCGAGAAACGAGTCACCAACATTAACTGAACCGCACCACAATTCACTACGAATGTTTGATGGCTATCGCATACGTAGGCTTACCCCTATTGAGTGCGAGAGACTGCAAGGCTTCCCCGATCAACATACGGCTTATGGCAATTATGATGGAGAAGTCAAACCTATGAGCAACTCCCAACGCTACAAGCAATGCGGTAACGCAGTAACAGTTGACGTAGTTGCAGCAGTCGCTAAAAAATGCATACCTTTATTTAATTAACAAAACCAATCTTATGAAAATTATAGAACTTTTAGACGGCAGCACTTGGGATATGGAGACAATCCTTGAGAAGATGCACGATGACCAATTTTACTACGGAGTACTGGGCAAGAACGCCCTATCCTCATCTGCTTGCAAGCTGCTGCTGACATCACCAAAGACGTACCATTACGTTACGAAGTACGGCAGCGAGGAGTCTGATGCGTTTGCAGTAGGCAGGCTCGTTCACCTTATGGCTCTTGAGCCGCACCGAGTAGCGGACTACGAGGTGATAGAAGTACAGAGCAAGAACGCAAAGGCGTGGCAGGATGCGAAGGGCAAGCGCAACCTTTGTACCCGTAAGGAGTACAACGAGGCACAACGAATATCTGATGCGCTCCTGCGTAACGAGAACGTGCTAGGGCTGCTAACTGGCTGCGAGTTTGAAGTACCAAAGATTGGTATGATTGGCGGACTGCCCTTTAGGGCGAAGGCTGATATCTATGCTGAAGGGTTTTTGGCTGATTTGAAAACAACAACCGACCTTCGAGCATTCCCCTACTCTGCCAAAAAGTACGGCTACGATGTGCAGGCGTTCATCTACACCCGACTATTCGGAGTGCCGATTGATAAGTTTTTCTTTATCGCTATTGACAAAGCAAGCCTTGACATAGGAATCTACTCGGTGAGTCCAGAGTTTGTGGCAGAGGGAGAACGCAAGACCCTTGAGGCTATTGAAATGTACAAGCAGTTTTTCATCTTGGGTGAGGACTTGGATTCGTACACAGTTGTTGGCACGTTATGACCGACATCACCAAATGCACAGGCGAAGGATGCCCACTCAAAGAAACCTGCTATCGCTTTACTGCTGAGACGGGAATGTACCAATCGTTCTTCTTTGGCGTACCTATCAAGAACGGGCAATGTGAATACCATTGGAAAACCAACCTTTAACATAAAATCAATCGTTGCATTTTTTGCAACACCTCAAACACCAACGAGAAATGCAAGACCAATTTATGAGGATAGCGATGGCAAGGCTCCGTAGCACCTACCCCTTCAAGCCCCAACGCAGAGCAGTAGCTGCTCGTATGTGGGTAAAGTATTTAGACCGCAAAGCGATGGCGCAATGGTTCAAAGACCAAGAGGCGAATGTATGATTAGACCCTTTGTACTTGCGTTCCACAAGCAGAACTCGGGTGTATCGCACCACAGGACATTTGCACCCTTGATATGCCACAAGGATGTAGATGTTTTTTTCATTGAAAAGATTACTGACATTGATCCAGAGATATGGCCGAAGGTTACTCACATCTTTGCCTCAAGAGTATTTCCTGTCGAGCCATTTGATGACTTTGTAAAGCTCTGCCGTAAGGAGGGTATCAAGCTAATCGTTGACAATGATGACTGGTGGGTGCTACCCCCTACGCATCCTTTGCTTGGGATTTACTCGGAGCAGATGAGAGAGCGCATCGTGCGATCTATGAAAGCTGCTGATGAGGTATGGGTGACAAACAAGCATCTTGCCTCAAAGGTCAAGAAGTATAATACCAACATCCGAATCATCCCCAATGCCATCAGCGTACCAACGTGGCAGGTAGAGAGAGAGCCAAGCGATGAAGTGCGCTTCGGGTATATAGGAGGCAACCACCACGCACTAGACGTAAGGGAGTCCACAATCAATCTTGAAGGGTATCAAAGCTATGTCGCAGAGGTGGATGGATACCCAGACATTATGAAGGCAAGCCATAGGCTGCCTACGATGCCACCAACACACTACCACAAGCTCTACAATTACTTTGACGTGAGCCTTGTGCCTTTAACAACATCCGAGTTTGCCAAGTGCAAGTCGCACCTAAAGATGTTGGAGGCTGGATTTAGTAAGTGCGCTATGATAGTGAGCAACACACAACCCTATTCACCTTATATCACAAAGGATAATTGCATTGCCATTAAGCACCCAAGCGAATGGGCAGGAGCAATCAAGAGGCTAAGTGAAAACCCCAACCAAGTGGCTGACCTAACGGAATCGTTATACGAGTATGTGCAGGACTTCACGATGGATAAGATAAACGAACTGCGATGCTTTATATAGTTACCCCCTGCTCCCGCCCCGAGAACCTACGGAGGGTAAAGAGAAACATCCCTGCGTATGCAACGTGGGTGGTGATGATGGATGCTGCTACCAATTACAAGGGAGCAACAAGCGCATCAATCACACATTACTCCACACGCACGGGGGATATGGGCAACCCCTTACGCAATGAGTTCCTTGAGTTGTACGCTGACTCCTTTACTCCAGAGGACTGGGTCTACTTCCTAGATGATGACAATACCCTGCACCCAAAGTTCCTCACGGAATGGAACAACTTAAACTCCCTTGACTGCTCCATCGTAACGTGGGGTCAAGAGGGAAGGCTCCGCCCTACCGACCAACCAAGAGTCGGCAACATAGACACCGCCTGCTATATGTTCAAACCCCACGACCTGCCCAACCTACGCTTTGAAATGACGTATGAGGCAGACGGTACCTTTGCAAGTGAAGCCGCAAGGCTCGGCACACTTATCTGCGTGGAGCAGTACCTTTGTTATTACAACGCATTACGATGAAAGCTTCAAAAGACATAGAAGGGTGGTTCAACCACCAAGCAGCATACGACTACCTCCTTGCCAATATGCCAGAAGACGGCACGTTCGTAGAGTTGGGTGCGTGGCTCGGTAAGTCATCAGCCTACCTATGCGACAAAGCAACACACCAAAACATCACAATCATTGATTCTTGGAAGGGTTCACCAAACGAACTAACCACCACCCACAAGCTCGCAACGGAGGTAGACATCTACGACCTGTTCGTTGATAATATGGGTGAGCGCAAGTACAATGTAATCAAAGGAGAATCCAAAGTAGCTGCAAAAATGTTTCTCGACGAATCGTTAGACGTGGTGTTTATAGACCTAACCCATACCTATGAGGCGGTAAAGGAGGATATCAAGCTATGGCTACCTAAAGTCAAGAAGGGAGGCTTCATCGCAGGAGATGACTACCACGAGAATTGGAAGGGAGTAATCCAAGCCGTTGATGAGCTGCTGCCACACGCTACGTTCATTGATGACTGTTGGATTTACCAAAGGTGAAGAACCACACAAAGGTCTACCTCAAAGGGATGGGCTATGCAACCAGTGACTGGATAGGCTGCGAAGTCTGTGGAGGTACTGCCGTAGACATCCACCACATAGAATCTCGTGGGATGGGTGGAAGCAAAATTGCTGATACCATAGAAAACCTAATGGCTCTATGCCGAAATTGCCACGTTGCATACGGCGATATCAAGCAATGGAAGGAGCGACTTCAAGCAACACACAATCACCACCTCGCAAAAAGGGTTATTTAGATAGAACCGAAAATAACGGAACTAAACGGATATGAAAGACGACAAAGGAAGATTCATCGCAGGCAACACAGGAAGGCCAAGCGGAACACCAAACAAGACCACCAATAAAATACGAGAGGCATTCCAAACCCTCATAGAAGCCAACCTTGAGAATATGACCCTATGGCTCACGCAGGTAGCAGCAGACGATCCAAAGGGCGCACTTGACCTGTTGAACAAGATGGCGGAGTACACGACTCCCAAACTCGCAAGGGTGGAGAACTCACACGAAGTATCGGATGAGCTAACCAAAATTAAAGTAGAGATTGTCCGAGCTAAACATCAAGAGTAGCGAACTCTTTGAAAAGAACTACTCTGCCCAAACTCGGATAGTAGTCAATCAAGGCGGTAGCCGAAGCGGTAAGACCTACTCGCTTTTGCAGATGCTCATCGTTATGGCGATGGAGGATCGTGGCAAGGTGTACTCGATAGTACGCAAGTCTCTGCCGTCTCTGAAGATGACGGCCTATCGTGACTTCTTTGAAATCCTAAATGCGAACAATCTGTACGATGAAGCACGGCATAACAAGAGCGATTACACCTACGAGCTGAATGGCAACCTCTTTGAGTTCATCAGCCTTGACCAACCGCAGAAGAAACGGGGAGCAAGACGTGACTACCTATTCTGCAACGAAGCCAACGAACTCACTTGGGAGGATTTCTTCCAGCTCTTGATTCGTACCACAGGCAAGATATGGGTTGACTACAACCCCTCTGATGCGTTCCATTGGATTTACGATAAGTTGCTGACTCGTGATGACGTTACCTACATCCAATCCACATACCTTGATAACCCGTTCTTGGATGCCTCAATCGTGGAGGAGATAGAGAGGTTGCAACATACGGACAATGACTATTGGAGAATCTACGGATTAGGAGAACGTGGGATGAGCAGAGCCACCATCTTCCAATACGGGCAGGCAGAGATACCATCTGATGCCACGCTCCTATGTCACGGGATGGACTTTGGCTACACCAACGACCCTACGGCACTTGTGGCGGTGTATAAGTCGGGGGACAATCTTTATGTAGATGAACTTATCTACCGCACGGGTATGACCAACCCTGATATCAGCAACGTGCTTGCCTCACTTGGGCTTGACCGAAGGGCAGAGATATATGCTGACTCTGCTGAACCCAAATCTATCGAGGAGCTGCATCGTATGGGATGGAACGTGAAACCCACGCAGAAGGGCGCAGATAGCGTCATAGTGGGCATTGACGTGCTGAAGCGACACAAGCTATTCGTAACCCCACGAAGCAGCAACCTAATCAAGGAACTGCAAAACTACAAGTGGGTAGAAGACAAAAATGGAAACCTGCTTAATCGCCCCATCGATGCCTTCAATCACGCAATCGATGCGCTCAGATATGCGACCTACAACAAGCTAAGTAGACCTAACTTTGGCAGGTATGCCATACGCTAAAAATAAAAGGTTATTTTAATACAATGAAACTCTTTGTACCCAACCAGATGAACGAGATAAAACTCGTTGACTACCAAAAGTTCATCCGTCTTGAGGGTGATGATGAGTTCCTTGCTCGCAAGTCATTGGAAATCTTCTGCGGTCTGAAGATGGATGTCATCCTCCAGATGAAAGCCTCAAGCCTTACGAAGGTGAATAGCATACTGATGAAAGCCTTTAACGAACGCCCTGCCCTAAAGCAGCGTTTCTTTATCGGCAAGCAGGAGTTTGGGTTCATCCCATCCCTTGAGGAGATTACAGTCGGCGAGCTGAATGATGTCGACCAATACATTTCTGACTGGCCTCAGATGCACAAGGCGATGGCGGTTCTATACCGCCCTGTCGTTTCTACGTTTGGTCAGCGTTATGACATCGAAAAGTATGAGGGTTCTGCCAAGTACGCCAACAAAATGCTGGAGATGCCTCTTGACATTACCATAGGTGCGATGCTTTTTTTTTGGACTTTAGGAAGCGATTTGTCGATGGCTTCCCTGAAATCTTTAGCGATGGAGAATCAGATGAATTTAGCCCCGCTGCACAATTTTCTAAAAG